AGCACTTGAGTAGACAAATGTCAAAACCAAGCGCTGAACACTTTCTAAGAGAAATCATCCGTCTTGAAGCGGAGTCTCGCTCCATGATGGAAGATTCGTACAAGGATTCTCCTGCGGTGATTTTCTGTCAACAGCACTTTGGTCCTGGTCGGGGTCTTTGCGCCTGTGTATTCCTACGGGTAGCCGGAGTTCCCCTCCTGGACTGTGTGGCCATGGGGGATGTTGAGAGGTATAGCCTTGAGGCACAGGAGTTGATCGGAAGACCATTCGCATGGAGGAGTGATTGTCCAAGGTGTGGAAGGGAGTACCACTGCCCCAGCCAGTGAGTAGACCCAGTAAAGATAGCTGTTTAAAAAGCATTCTTATCTGATTTCTCTCTGCATGACCATGATGATTCATTCCCTTCTAAACCTTTGGCTCTCATTGGGGATGTTTCAATGTGGCCAACGCCCATTTCTTCCCCGTGATTCCCATCATACCCTGGCTCTTCATCTACCTCTAGACCCTCTCTTTGACACCCTTACCTTCTACAACCGGACTCTCCAACGATGGGGGGATTGGGTTGAGACTTCATCGGGAATCACCGAGTTTCCAAGACTTATGGCCTCTTGGCGCATACTTTCCTCTCAAGTTGACAACCACCTCCACACTCTTAAATTCCTTTCTGACCTAGACCTACATGCTTCGGTAAGTGGGGACTACTCTCCTGGACACTCTCTCAACATCTCACACCCTCGTTCAAAGCGGGGACTCCTGGACTTTGTAGGGGATATTCAGTCCAAGCTTTGGGGAACTGCCACAACTTCTCAGCTGGATGAAGTCGTGGGGCAAATTCGTGGCATTCTAAAATCTTCTGTGCAATCCGGCAAGCATCTACAAAACGTTATCACTCTTTCCAATTCCCGGATCACCAGCATTGAAGGAGAGTTGATGAATTTGGCTCGGTCAGTAGAGGATTTGACATCCCTAGCTGCAGCCTCCGAGCGCATGGCTGAGGAACAGGGGATTGTGTTCATCGCCTTTTTCAAGAAGCTGGTCGCTAACTCAGAAATTCGGGATTTGGAGTCCTTCTGTCTGACTCTTCACGAAATTAGCCAAATGTCACCTGGATCTCCCATTGGAAATCTCATGATCAGGTTGGTGGCAGACGTTCTTAGGAACCCACACCAGACGATCTCATATGATGCACTTTCCACCATGACTCTCTCCTACCTCTACATTGACCATGATGATCTAATCATAGGTGTCCACTATGCCTCACCATCTGTCTCAGAATCTGACTTCACCCTCCTCCACCTTCAACCCCTCTCAGTTGGAGTCTTGGGACAAGCTTTGATGATTCCAGACCTCCCTACCCATTTAATCATCTCATCTAAGACTGTAATTGGACATCTTGATCCCTGGTGCACCCAAAAGGCCCATACATCCCAACAACTAGAGACTTGCCCTGTCCTTCCATTGCCCCAAAACCTATCGATCTGCATCAATCATCTCATCCAGTTTGAAGCTTCTAACCACTGCCCTCTCTCTCTTGTCTCCACGCCTTGGCCCATCCAGCAGACTTGTACTAGGGAGTGGATTATTGACTCATCCCGGGTGTCATGCCCTAGTATTCCCCACCAAAAAGTTTCCTTGATATTGGCCAGCTTCAACTACACAGAGGTATGCACCATTGACGGTCGTCCCATCATCCTTCCAGCCACTCAATCTGGATTACATGTTCGTCATGTGTCCCCATTGGTCTTCCTCCTACACAACACTACCTACTCGGAATCATCCAGTGGATTTCATCCTCATGTCATCTCACACTCTCTCATGAACCTCCATAGCCATCTGCTCGAACAAACTCAAAATTGGACCCATTTGAAGGGAGCAACTGATCAGGAGATACAACATTACATTGAGTTGTTCTCAAGAGACCAGTCACAGTCAGCAGAATATTTATCCAACTTAACATTCCGGAAATATCATGTCTCTCTTTGGGACACCCTCTCTCCTTACCTTTTATGGGCATTATCCATCTATTCCGGAGGCCTATCAACCCTTCTCTGCCTCTTCTTCATGTGCCGACCTGCTAGAGCATTTCCCACCAAGACTGTGTCTGAAATTCATCATGATAATGCCCTCATTGTAGCAGACTGGCTAATGATTGTCCTCCTAGGGATTTTGATCTTCCTCAAGGTTCGAGCCCTGATCAGGAAGAGGCAGAGAGTGACGTTGTCTTCCCACTCACTGGTAGCTAGAGGAACTGTTGTTGAGCCAGGGCAGATGTTAGTGTTTCTAGTAATTGGGGTGAAGTCTGTGGGAGGACAATTCTGCTTCATCCGTGTGTTGATTGGAGGGACCTTCGATGCGAACTCAGACCTCACTCCATCTGACACTTTCCGAACTTGGAACATCACTTTCCTCCCCCCAAACTACCTGCGTGGGAGATGGTCTCCTCTGATCACTGTCCATCACACTGGGATCTTTTCATCTTACAATCGAATCCTCCCAATCCAAAACCCTCTGACTATCCCTCTACCTCCTTCAGTGCTGGTCTCAGAACGCTCAGTCTTCTCTGTGGCTGCTATCCACACTATCCATGACCTGAGTGATTAGAATCCTTCTCCAACAATCTCCCTCCCTCTCCTCAAGAGTATCCTATTATTAGGGATCCTCATTCCTCTTGCATGCTGTAAATAGTTCTCAGTATAGTAGTGGACCCATATATTCTTGCCATAGTATTTTCCATGCTTTTCATACAATATTAGTATAGCCCAATGCTCTTGTCCATGTCTGCCTGTATATTTGCTTATGTCGTGTGCTGCTTTAAAAAACAATCAACAACCTCGAGTAGACCCTTAAAAAAAGTGTCCTAAACAATTTAGTTAAAAATTAGAATTGATCCTTTAATTCTTGCTAGTCTTCATTACCCAGTGAATTTTCGATTACTCAGTTTTTGTTTTTTGTGGATCGGAAGATTAATTCTCTAATTTGATCGGAACACAGAGTCTATCAACCTGTCTCCCTGGGAAAAGACAGCCCTGGTTGTTGGTGGTTTGGGTCTTGTGGCGTGTTGGAGGATGAGTCTGGCACTGCTTGAGCGCATAGCCCGGTTGGAGGCTGAGGTAAGCCGCCTCAAACTTCAGTTGGACAAGATGCGGAAGTCTGAGCGGGAGTCTACTCACCATCTGAGGCGAAGCACTCGGCAAGTTGATCGGGACTTGCTAACTTTGGCCAAGCAAGAAACCCTGTCAGAGGGTGGTTCTGGAGGAAGGGGCCAGATTCTTAACGTCTATGAAGATCTCCCTACCTCTCACCCGAAACCTCAGTCTAGCTTTGGTCCTGGGGAAGGCTTTAGTCCGCCGAAGGGTGAAATTCAACCAGAGCCATCATGCCCTGATGAAGAGCCAAAAGAGTCTCCTGAGCTGGTTGGTGTTACAGCCCCACCTACTGTGGATATAGCACCACTTCCTGAGCCTTTTGATCCTGTGGGGGACAGTTTTGCTGCACTTCTGGCCAAATTCAATTGAGGGTTCTTGACTGTTTGTTCTTGTTATTGTAACCTCTAATCTGTCACGGGATCTACGAGATGGTCCTCCCCCTCCTACCACTCACCTGAGTAGACAAAGCTAGTTTAAAAAGTATTCAGTAGTCTTGGTTAGAGTCATTTTTTCTTCCCCATCTCAAAAATGTCTCGTTACTTCCGTGCTAACCACCAAGCGCAGAAGGCCAGTAATGTGGCGGTTGCGGCTGGGGCCACTGGGGTCGTGGGAACGGCCTTTGGGTGGGCTCAACATCAAGCCGATGCAGTGTCACTAAAAGGGTCCCTATCCCACCTGGCCCAAGACTACATGGACAGTGTTCGCCCGGAGACCGACTTCCGCATCCTACAAGCCCTAGCCATCCATATGGCTGAGTTATGGGTCAAGTCGAAGGAATTCGAGTCCCCCCATCTTGATGCTGAGAACCTGGCCTATGTCCATCTGGCCGCAACCCTGTTCTGTCGATGGTCAGCCCCTGGAGCCGTTAGCCTAGCAGATTACCACCGACTGCTGTCAATGGCCGGGGGTGCTCTCACACCCGCCCAGAAGGCCACTATCCAGGCGCGGATTGCGACAGCCATGAATGCCAGCCATGATGGGAATGGAGCTTGGGTTGCAGCAACTGCTGTAACCAAAGGGAAGTACCGTGATGTTGGGGGACAGGGTCTCCATTTTGCGGCTAACACCATGCCACATAGGATCCACCGACACCTCCTTGAGATTGCAGCAGGAACGGCAGCCAACCCTCCGGCAGTTGTTCAAGCCAATGACATTGACCAGCATCTGATCGCAGACAACACTTACTCTGTCAATGCTCAGTTGTTTTACCATCAGTGTGTGCATAACATCGCCACAGCTGGAGCTAAGCAGAGAAAGATGTACGCATGTGCCCTGATGCTGTTCGTGTCATCTTTTGTCAGGACTGGCGCACCAACCAACCAATGGGTCCGGAAGAGAGCAGCTGGCCTAGAAGAAGGGATGGGGTTGGCTACAGGGGAAATTGAGATCCACTCCGCAGCCTTTGAGACCTTCCGCTCTTTGGTCGGGATCAAGGATGTCACTCAGGCCCAAACACACAGTGCCCTCAGCTTGTTCGCCACCCATGCCGACACCTTGGGCGTTCCCCGGATCAGGTGGATGGTGGAACAGGCTGCTTACACCAACATGACCATTCCAGTGACACTGGCCCAAGTCCTCCTGCAGTATGATTACATCCCCTATGGCTTGCTGTTCCGAGATGTCACCCAGGAACTCGCAGCCCTGGTCAAAGCCACGGTGGCCGCTTATCTCAACCCCTACATCGGACTCCATAGTGTGAAATTCCCCTCCACAAAATTTGCTACCATAGCCACAGCCACAGTGGAGATCTGCCGTGAGATTGGCATGACCACCTTTGACAGATATAAGGGGGTCTACTCCGGTTGTGACCAGAACAAGAAGGACAACATCGTAGCCGCCTTCCGCTCCATCAGGCAGGACTCATCTGCTTCCAACCTGGTTGCTGAGGCTATGTCGGCATTCATGAGTGGGACCGTCCCTACTATCACTGTCAGACGCGGGGTCATGAATGTTGACTACTCAACAGCCGCTGCGGCCGTGGCACTTCCTGCCAATTGGGATGCCAACTTCAAGAACCTGTGTACCAACCATCGTGTTCCTGCAGGGGGTATAGGGACCTTTGAGATCCGTGCCCGGGATTTGTACGCCTTCTTGAAGACTGCTGAGCGCGCTAACCCCAACACCAATGCGGCAATCCTAAACTACTACACCGTTCTAGAAACATGCGGGGTAGATCTCCAAACTCCACCTCTAGACAATGCCTTCTCAGTAGCTTCCTTCCGACGGGCTGATCCTGCTGTTGGTACTCCACTTCATGCCTACATGGCTGCCAATGGCGATCGGGCTGGGTTCGAGTGAGGCATCCTATAACACCGGGTGAGGACTGTTCAGTATTGTTCTCCTATGCATGCTTAGTTTTAGGGTCACAGGCCGATAAGTTCTCTGTCTGGACCATCTTTCTTAGTAGTTTGTAAGTGCCTGTTTCATATATAGATGTACTATTAAGGGTTTAGTTTTTAAGTATATTTTTCTCATAATCATTTAGCATCATAAGATTGTTTTTCTCAGATGAATGACAGATACTTCTGTTCCACTACTCAAACTTCCCCTCTTTCTTTCAGAGGGAAGGAAGACGGGGAGTTGGACTCCCAGTTATCCCTATTAGTCCTTATCTCAAACCTGCAATTCCATCAGATCCAATATTTTTGCTCCTAATGTTGTAATTGGCTAGTTTAAAAGAACACCCCCACTGAGTAAACATTATAACACAATTACACAGTTCCAACCATGTCACAATCCCAATCTTCAGGTTCCCCTGTAGGGATTGATCTACTGACATATCCAGAGAAGTTTGATACGGCTCTAAAACTAGGGCCTCTTCGGAACTGTGTAATTGAGTACAAAACGTCCCAAAAACTTATGACAGAATGTTTGAATTTAAAGACTTCTCAGCCAGACCATCAAATGGTTCCAGAGCTCTTCAAAGGGCTCCGGAAGTCAGATTTAGTAGTCTCCTCCTTAGTGCAGGCCAAATGGCTTCAACAATGGTTAGGAGCTAAAACTGCGGGCATCAAGAAAAAGGTCTCAAAAATTCCAAATTGTCAAAAGGTAATCGATGCATGGAAAATCATAGCAAGTAACAATATTGGGTTTGTCTTTTCAGCATTGCCCCCGGATCATTTGGATGTTACAAAAAGTTCCCTTCAGGATCTAATGGATAACCTTCCAAAATCTCTCTCATGCCAATCTGCTCTCCATCTATTCCATCTGGATCGGAAAATTCTAAATGACCACAAACGCCTGGCACTAGACTGTCAACAATGGATAAAGTCACCTTCACCGAAGCCAAAATTGAACCCGGTTGTACTGAAAATCCCTGAATGTAAAACTGAAATTAGAATGGGGTGGGATGTTGGAGTCATCATTATTGACGAGGTTCCCTTTGTCTTGAACCGTGACCTATTCCTCTTATGGGTTAACAAGCTTGGAGAACTGTCCTGTGCCTTACTGTACTGTGCCTCCCAGACTCAGTTATTTGGGTCCACAGGGGTAGAAAAGCTTCGAGGTCTTCTCAAAATTCTTGTGAGGACCATGTTAAGATGGTCTCACACGGGTGATTGGGATAATCAAACAGGGTTCACTCTCTGCAAGACCTTGGAGGCCGTCGGAGTGGGCTTGATTATTCAACAAGAGGATCAGCGCAGGGGATGGACAAATGAGGACTTCATCATAGGGACAATACAGGGATTATTAGATGACAATGTGATCACCGGGGGGGTGCCAGAATCCACTGACATCTACTCATACCTAAAGGACTTAACATCCCCTGAAATTTCCGAGCTCATAGGGGTTGCTAAATTAGTAGGCCATCCTGACATCGAGTTGGAGAAAGGCCTCCGTAGATTGTACACAAGGACCCATGAGGATATTAGAGTTGATGTTGTGACAGTCAAGAATTCGGCAGGTTTGTTAGTTTTCGAGTTTTGTCAAAGATATTACCAAAGGACAGGGACTTGGCCTCCCCTTCTCATTCCAGCAACAGGAAATTTCGATAGACTCCGGAGGTTCGTAGAGGGAGGGGTGTCTCCCCTATCAGTGGAATTCACTTCAAACATTGGACTCAGCTATGAGGAATGGGCAGATGTTCAAATTAACCCATGCATAGAAAATGATTACTGGGAGAGTCCTTTGGAGTTCCTTAAAGATACAGCACTCAGTCCCAGCAGAGAGTCAACCCTGGCATTCTGCCTAAAGAACAAGCTCAGACCAAATGAAACTTTCCAGGAATCAGTTAAAGAGATCAGACGAACAGGGCAGTATCGCCTTAGTAACTCCAACCGACTTATCATTCAATTCCTCCTTTCTGACGATTCTTATTGGCAATCTCTGAGGTATCGGGAAAAATGGGCCACTTACGAAAGTATGGATGAACTGGAGGCAGAATGTGCAACTTATTGGGTCATCAAATTAACGCCCAAAGAACGAGAGCTGAACATGTTAGGAAGATTCTTTGGAGCATCTCCATATCCTGAAAGGGACCGCAGGATTCAAGTAGAGGGGGTCCTAGCAGGCATGATGAAGAAGATGTTCCCAGAACAAATGTTGACTGCCACTGAACTTGAGTTTAACCAAAAGTTGATAAAGTTTAGAAATTACAGAAGGCTTTATCCAAACCATCATGTTGTTCAACTCTGTTTTGACTTTCAAGCTTGGAACAACTATATGAGAGCAGACTTTATTGATCGAGGGATTGGACCCGTTTTGGATGGCATATTTAACACACATGCTTATTCCAGGACAATGGAGTTTTACGAGCGTGCTTTAGTTCACTGCGAAACAAGTGAGATGGTTACAGCTTGGATGGGTCAACTTGGAGGGATCGAAGGACTCAATCAGGCTACTTGGACACTGGCTGCTCTCACTGGATTGAAAGTCGCCCTGGGCAACTTGGGTTTTAAATTTGAAGTCAGCGTGAAGGGGGATGATTGTCGAGCTGCTGTTATGATCCCTAAGGAGGATTGCCCACTATCACAACTGCATGTGGAGGCAGGGAGGATCAAACAGGTATTAACCGAGTATTGTCTAAACACAGGGATGCATTTGAAGCCTGAAGAAACGTTTGTCTCACTTAGTCTTATAGCCTCCTCTAAACAGTATCAACTGGATGACATTATCTTGCCCTGTGGCCTCAAACAGGCTCTGAAATTGGCACATCACTCAAATGCAGCATTTCCCACCAGTCAGGACGTGATTGCGGACATTATGTCGTCCTGCCACAGTGCTTGCTTCTATACTCCCTTCTTGATCCAGACATGGATGATGGGGGTCCTTGTAGCCCTCTTGAGACTAAATGCAGACCACAAGATATTCAAGATGTGGAACTCTTCCCAGGTGGCGGGGTTTGGATTGTGGCCTCAGGTCTTAGGAGGACCCGGGATGCTCCCTCTTGAAATGTTTGTGGTCAGGGGCGAGAATGATCTGGTATCCATTTCATTTGCTTTGTTCCGTTATATTTTCCAGACAAGTACAAATGAGGGATTGACATCCATCCTCTGGAACATACTATGCATTCCAGATAAGACAAGCCCTCATTGGAAACTCTTGCTAACTGACCCTTACAGTCTTAACAAGGACCATCCAGTAAGCCCCTCTCAATATTTAAGATCCCAGGTCAGAAAACAGATTAAGAATATCACGAGGAACCCAATGTTAAGATCTCTGATGAGCCGAAGTACCGAAGAGGGAGAAGAAGCTCTCGTCAGCAGTCTCGTATCATTAACCCCGGCACATGCAAAAGTTATGACAGCCATATATGAGAACAGTCCCTTTGCAATTCTTGACAAAGTACTAGCCAGGGTTGATAATTCAGCCAGCATATTTGCCTTATTGGGTGCCCATCGAGGTTATGTAAGAACATGGAAGGGGCTAATGATCCTCAAGAGTGCTAGTAAGTTACATCGAGAGCAAGTCGCTTGGTGGATGAGGATAGTGACACTAGAGACAGATTACAGGCCCCGGATGTCATATGGGAAGACAGTAGAGGAATTTACCCGAGAATGTCCTACCTCCTTAGCTCAGAATGCCCGTGAGATGTCATGGGGAATTCCTATTTTTGGTATCACTTACCCATCCATTACTCAACAATTCTCTCTCATCCCTGCAGATTTCCCAGTCCCTGCAGAGTTCATAGTTCAGGTGAAACCACACTGCGGGCGATACACCGTAAAGGGGTCATCTCAGGTAAATCGTCAAACTGCACACTCTCATCCCTTCTTCTCATCACCTGACTCAGTCAATCCCTGGATCGGAGGGAAGACTGAGTCAAAGACAAGATTACCAGGGCATCCCCTCATGCACAAGTCAGCTGCCCTCCCCAGAATTGAGATGCTATTAGAAGTTTATGCTCGAACAGAACACTGGTGTCCACAGATAGGTCCCCTAATAAAGTGGTTGGTTCGGATGATGGTTGACCTGACTGATGATGAGTTCGCTCGGCTTAAGCCAACTGTGGAAGGAGGCTGTCATGCCCATCGGAGCAAAATTGCAGCATACTCTCCAACAACTACTCCAAATTTTAGACATAACTTACTCCAACACACAGAAAGAAATTATGATCGAATCCAATTCACTCATGCAGGACTCAACACAGATTACTCTCTCAATTTTGCTGCTATTAACATCTTCCACTCATTCCTATTGGTAGAAAAGTTCTTATTCGGACCCATTATCTACCCCCCCCGTCGGTACTTTGCTCTTCCTCACCAAAACAATGATACTCGGGTTCCTTTACGATTCGATCCATGTGCATCCTGTGTAGCCGATGTTTCTGATCGTCCCATGCGCATAACACTGGCTGAATTACCAGAAGTTGATCTTGAAGAAAGTAAATTCATAGTACTTCCTGATTGTGACGTGGCGATCTTGAGACGGGGTCTGGAGGTTTTGGCACAACAGCGACAGTTAAACATCATGGACCATCTCAACTTGACTAGACGAGGGACTGCTCAGTACCTCAGAGCCGCAAATCATGCTTTAGTCAACCGTATGTTGGTGGATGCCCGTCGTCTCACTGAGGACATCAACCTCACAGTCCCAGGGGGGCTAATTGATGATGCCGCACTACAAGCATTGGGGATTTCTTACCAACCCTTTGCTATGAAATTCCTGTCCTGGATGAATCCTGATCATGTTGTTGAAGCCATTATGAGTGAAGTGAAATTAGAGCTCCTAGCTACATATACCAGGGACACCATTGTAAAGTACCAAGTAAGCAGTTACAGGCACCGTGGGACAGCCAGCCTGATCCTCCCGATCCTAAAATATTTCACTCAAGCTACAGCGCATCAAAATCTTGCGCGGGCATTCCATGCATATCAAAGGGGGCGGAACCTGCAGGAGCCGATGGTGGGCATTGACATAAAGGATCCAATCAGTTTCACCAACTGGGTTTATCGCATCGGACTGAGGGACATCCAGAGTCCTCAGCCTGGAGATCGAACCCATCACTACCGAATCATCACAACCCATAATGTCTCCCAGGAACTTCTCCTCACTCATATCCAGCCCAAGGTTGAGAATATCCTCCAGGGAGGCTATCGACATACATGGCAAAACTACCATCGGGCGGGGGGGTCCGTTCTAGCTTCGTATGGTGCTGAATCTCCCTGTGATCTATGGTGTCCCCGGGAAGGTGAGGAGGACAATGAGGACCGAGACAACCATTTTTTGACCTGGATGGACGATGCCCTCAATGATGACAATGACTTCCAATTCAGAAAATGGTTACACCGGGCTCTCCTCTTGCCTATATGTATCACTCCAACAATTAGTGACCGGGCCTCAATGATTCGCTGTTACCACCATCAAGGAGCCCAACCAGCCCTAAGACTTGGCCCTCCTCAATTAGAACTTTACCGTGATCACGCGCAGGTCTTCTCAACCCTTAACTCCTTTATGGGATTTGACTTTGAGGCATATATGTCAGGACAGTGCCCACATGGAACCTATACCCTAGAGGAGGGGTTCATGGAGTACATGGAAGTGATGGTGGCAGACTGGATGGCTAGGGGGAATGAACGTCCGTTCTTGAATTGGCGAGATTCGTGGGCTCAGAAAGTGATGCAGTATGCGGACCTGGAAATTATCCATATGGAGGAGGAGTCAGCCATTCTGGAGGTCAGTGAACATTATTACCGAGTCGGTACTCTTATCTCGGAAACCCAGGCCCGACTCATGGATCCTGATGTCCTCCCTGCTCTGATGGATTTCCAATTGAACTTGCACCAACGGGTCCTTCCAACTTCTCCAAACGCAGTGGCCCAAGATAGAATCGGACCCCAGGGGATCATCTTCAACCCCGTGATCCCTGGCCCAACTCAATGGACCTCATGGAATCAACACTTAAGGATCAGAGGTTTCTCAGGGGCTGCAAGTTGCAAACTGTGGGAGATTATGGGGGGACTCGGTCTAATGAGGAACCGGAATCTCCAGGGAGTTTCTCTCCATTTGGCTGATGGGCAAGGGGGATTCACCACTCTTATTGGTCAGTACTTTCCAAACTTTGAAGTGTATTTTAATACATGGCAAGGGGATGATGCCACTCCAGGGGGCCTTCCTGGAGATTGGATAGCCACAATAGCAGACTTGACCAGACTACACTGTGGCATGACGGATGACGGAGACCTCTGTCAGGCTGATGTCAGGGAAGGGATCATCGCAAATGTTCAAGCAGCACTTGGAGGACAGAACTTAACTCTGGGGACATTTGATGCTGAGAGGTATGAGGATAGTGAAAGGGATGACAACCTTACAATGATTGAGAACATGAGTCGGATATTTGGTAACCTTGCCGGACCGCAAACCATTTTGATTGTGAAGTTATTCTGGGTTGAGTGGATGGTGAAATCATCTGGGGTGCTTTACCTGCTGGATGCCTGTCAACAGTATCGGATCATTAAGCCCCATTCGTCAAGAGAGAATAACTTTGAGTTCTACTTGGTTGTTAAAGGGCTCTCTTATCCCTTCCAGCAATTTAATGGAACTATACATCTCCGAAGATACCACCGATTCAGAGCTGCTGCCGAGGGACATCATAGGCGGCTCCAGATGAATGATCAAGAAAAGAGACAGACAGTCGCACAGTTGGTTGACAGACTATACCAGGCCACTCCGATTCCTCTCTTAACAGCGAAGCAGTTCGAGATTTCCCTTCGTCTCCCTGCAGGTCTCTTGGCTCACCGGACTTACTGGATAGGTAACAGGATAAAGGACCGGTTGTATGACCAGCTTGAGATCGCATGGAAGTCATTCCCGGCTAACCCGGCACATATTCATTCGACTGGGTCAGGAAGGCGTCGTGTAGGTCTTGGAGGAGTCAAGAAAATTGTGGACCTGACATCACAGATTTTGCGACTATCAGGATGTGTCAAGATGCTCAGCCTCAACAACGGATGGATTTACCAGGGCCCCGAAGTGATGTCAGGGTGGTTAGAACTTGTGCATTCAGGTGAATGGCAACTGGAAATGACTGCTGCAGCGAGACAGTGTAGGCTTGACATACTCAAATATCCTCTCTGGGAGTCGTGCCAAGATCATGAGTTTTGTTTGGTGTCTCGAGTAACACCTCCAGTCTGGGCCCATCAGGTCATTCACATGGGGATCACTCACGAGTTTGGGACAGGTTGTGACACAGGGGTGCGGATGATTACCCTAGGTTTCCTAGCCCGGGATGCTGGAGAGATGGCGTATATCCTTGACCACCTACACCGGAGTTAACCAAAACTCCCACGAGGCATCAATAGCAAATTCTGGAAAATAAAATAGCTTCTTGAATTTTGGTTGAATTTCTTTCTGGATTATTATTGATTGGTTTTTGCTGGTTTAAAATGGTTCGTTGTTTTTGACATTTGTC